TTATCTGTTATGATTGTATTTATATGATCTACATAAGGTTTATTTTCTGGGTTAGGAACAAATAATTCTGCTACGGCTCTATGCACTCTAAAGCATCCTATAAAAGGATATCCATCATTTAATCCGGGTTCTACAATTTCTCCGTTAACCTTTACACGACCCAAATTTGATACTTCATAAACTCTATGACCCCATCGTTCATTTGTTGTTTCTTTATAAAATTTCCATTCTTCCATATAGTATTTATATGAATAATTCTCTTAACCAGAAAACATCTATTAAAAATAAATAGAGAATTATCATAGAATGATCATTTATCGTAAAAGACAATTAGAAATTCCTCTCGGATTAACTCCAGTTTATACTAATGATGATACAACCATTCATAATCAAAGTAAAATGGTTGACTCATCAACACAAAATCAGATTATAACATATGATAGAGGATTTACTGGGCTTGATTATGTTCGTGTTAATCCTTATGTGCTTGATACTAAAACAGTAGATTCAAGTACAGTTCCTCAACTTGTAGGGTCATCTGTTGATGGTCTCTCATTGGTTGTTGTAAATCCTTATGTACTTGATGAGAAAACAGTAGACCCAAGTATAAATGAGGTTGTTGTAAATAGTTCTGCAGATGGTCTTGAACAAGTAACTGTTAACCCTGTTACCTCAAATATTGATGACAATATTACACCTGAAAATATTAGATATGGAATTGATATTTTAGGTGTTGAAGGAACTTTAAAGGGTGGAGATCTACAAGAGAAAACTATTGATTCTTCTACAGTAGAACAGACAATCACCCCAGACAGCGATTATTACGGTTTAGGGGAAGTTACTGTCAATCCTTATGTACTTGATACCAAAACTGTAGATTCATCAACCAGGGCACAAGAAATCACCTCTAATGAGGATGGTCTCAGTAAAGTTACTATTAACCCTTATGTATTAGATGAAAAAACTGTAGATTCTTCAACAGTAGAGCAAATAATTACTTCTGATGAAGATGGATTAAGCAAAGTAACAGTTAATCCTTATGAGCTTGATATTAAAGCCGTAGATTCAAGTACAGTTTCTCAAACAGTTACTTCAAACAAAGATGGTTTGGCAGCAGTCATTGTCAATCCTTATACTCTTGACAGCAAAACTGTTGACCCAAGTACAGCACAAGTTGTTGTAAATAGTTCTGCTGATGGTCTTGAGCAAGTAACTGTTAATCCTGTAACATCAAATATTGACCCTAACATCTTGCCTGGCAACATTAGAGAAGGAGTTGAAATCTTAGGTGTTCAAGGTTCAATGGCAGGTGGTACTCTTGAAGATAAAACTGTTGACTCAAGTACAGTTTCTCAAACAGTTACACCAGATGCTGATGTATATGGATTGAGTTCTGTTACTGTTAATCCTTATGTCCTTGATTCTAAAACCGTTAAATCAAGTAATGTGCAACAAGTAGTAACCTCTTCTGTTGATGGATTGAGTTCTGTTACTGTAGATCCTTACACAACACAGGAAAAAACAGAATCAAATACTTTCCAGAATGTAAATTCAGACACTCAAGGCTCAACAGTGAATGTTACTCCTGATTCTAACATAGATGCATTGTCTAAAGTAACAGTAAGAAAAACTGCTATTATAAACAGCAAAACATTTGACAGCTCAACAGCAAGACAATCTTATAATACTCAAAATAGCAATACTTATGCTAAAGGTATCAATGAGATTGTGATTAATCCTTATGTATTGGATACCAAAACCGTTGATAGTTCAACAGTATCACAGACAATCACTTCTAATGTAGATGGTTTGGCAGAAGTTACTGTCAATCCATATACTCTCCAATATAAAGGAAAAGAGTTAGAGCCTACATTTAGAGATACAGATACAAATGGTGCTGTAGTTCGTGTAGAACCAGATTCTTCTTATGACGGTTTATCTGCTTTCCAATACAGATTACCTGTTGTATTGAACAGCAAAATATTTGATAGCTCAACTGTTCAACAAGTATATGATACTAGTGCTGAGAACACTTATGCTAAAGGTATAAAAGAGATTGTAATCAATCCTTATGTTCTTGACACCAAAACAGTTAATCCAAGCACTTCTCAAGTAGTTGTTAATTCAAGTGCTGATGGTTTGAGTTCAGTCACTGTAAATGCAGTAACAAGTTCAATTGATACCAATATCCAAGCAGGTAATATCAAACAAGGAGTTGAGATTTTAGGTGTTCAAGGAACATTTGATGGTGGAACTCTTCAAACAAAGACTGTTGATTCATCTACAGTTGACCAAACAATTACTCCTGATAGTGGTAATTACGGTTTATCACAAGTGACAGTTAACAAGTATACCCTTGATAGTAAAACAGTTAACTCAAGTACTACAATGCAGGTTGTTAATTCTTCTGCAGATGGCTTGAGTTCAGTTACAATTCTTCCTTATACTCTTGAAACAAAGAATGTAGATGCAAGTATAGCACCTGTTACAGTAACTCCTGTTAGCAATGGTTTTTCAAGTGTAACAGTAAATGCTGTAACAAGCTCAATTGATCCTAACATTGTTGCTTCAAATATCAGAGAAGGTGTATCTATCTTGGGTGTTCAAGGAAATGTTGTTCCACCTACTTATGATGTATCAATCTATTCATCAATCTATATGGCCAGCTGTTATTTTGAAACAGTTTATGCTGATATGAATGATGATTGCTCTGTCAAATTCCGTGGAATTCCTTATACTGGTTCAGGTTGGCAATTTGGTGTAATGGCTGATGGAAAAGGTACAGCTATAACTTGTTCAGATGTTGTTGTACAATATCCTTGGTATGTGTTCCGGTTAGATGGTGGTGTATTTGGTACTAACAATAGTGATCCTTCAGTATACTCTACAGATATTGCAACTTATGAGTTTGGTATTGACAACGGTATTTGTTACATAAAACGTGATGGTGTTACTCTTTGTGATAGTGATCGTGCATCTGGTTATGAAGGTTCTGGTCTTGGCTGGGGAATCGGTGGTGTTAATCAAGGAGATGGTAATTTTGATGCTGCTCCAGCACCTTTGTACATGGAATATTGTGAGTTCTATAGAAATGGTGTTTTAGTAAACAAATATGTTCCTGCAACTGATGCTTCAGGCAATATAATCTTGTTTGATACAATCACTAAAACTTATGCTGAAAAACAAGGTTCTGGCACAGCTACACTCGGTTCTTATACAGGAGAAGAAGACCAATCAAGATTAGCATTCACTGTTACTCCAGAAACTTACCAACAGCTTATTGTTGCAAGTCCAACTCAACCAATTGGAGCTGTTACTGTAGACCCTGTTACAGCAAGTATTGATGATGATATCCAACCTGAAAACATTAGAGAAGGTGTATCTATCTTAGGTGTTGATGGTACTTACTCACCAAGCGTTGAAATGGTACCTGCAGAATATATCTCTAATGAAAATGACCGTTCTGTTTACATTGATACAGGAATTGCACCAACTAACAATACAATTTTTGAAATAACAATGAGCACAGCTAACACTTGGTGGGACAGCTGGGGTGGTTGGGCTGGTTGTATTGGTGGAGAATACCACCTTGCTTTATTCCAATTCAATGGTGACCGTACAATTGATGGTCTTTATGGTCCTAACGGTGGTTCTTGGTTATATGGTCCTGGTGCTGGTGGTGCTAATGGTGATATTTGGAGTTATCCTCATACTTATAGAATTGGTGGTTCATCAAGTTCATTTGCTGATGGTTCATCAGGTTTAGCAACCAACAGTACATTCTACTATGATTATGATAGCAGCATATATGGAGTTGGTAATGTAATCAATTCAACTTGGACAGAAGATCAAAGAATGTTCGTGTTTGGTGCATCAAACGGTGAACAAGGTGCTGCAATATCACAATATGCTCCTACACCAATGAGAGTATACAGAGTCCGTATTATCAAGAACATGCAGATTGTATATGATGCGGTTCCTTATTACAACATCCAAACTAGCAATTATTGTTTGTTTGACCGTATCTCTGGTAAAGTATCAGAAAGCTCAGGTACATTCTCAGGTAAAAGAGTCAACCAAGTACAAGTAACTTATCCTTTGTATGTTCAGAATAGTGGAAATCCTACTTCATCATCAACTGCAGATTCTAACAACACTACAAGAGGTACATTAGTATATGCAAGAAATATTGGTATACGTGGTACTACAAATAATGACCTTGAGTTTAGATGTCAGTTTGAATTATCACATACAGATACAAATTCACATTACCAAATAATTTGTCAGTATGGTTATAATCCTAACAATAACAATGTAATGATGCAATTTGGTATTGAAGGAAATAGATTAATGCTCGCTAGTAGTGACTATGGCACTAGTGCTGCACAAGGTTTGAGATATCTCTTCCCAGGAGTACACCTTATTGAAGTATTGTCAACTAATGGAGATTCAGATAAACTTAACATTTATGTAGATGGTCAATTTGTACACACATTCAGACCAACAAGTTATAATGATAATCAGACCAACAGATATATGACTTGGTTTGGTTCATACAACACTTCACAAGATTATTATAACATGTATAAAGGTTCTAAGATATTCTGGATTGAAGGTGTAGGTTCTGATGGCCGTTTGTTCAGATATGTTCCAATAAGATTCCAAGGAACATGGAGCTACTATAATGTTCAAGGCAACAATGTAATATCAGCAAAAGTTGCAGATAGTACACATTCTGGTAGAGACTACTTAAGATAAGCAATTATCAATCAATAAGTTAAAGAGAAGATTAAAAGTCTTCTCTTTTCTTTTTGTCCTTGCATTATAAAATCTATTAAAAATAAAGAAACTCAAATTTTTATGATTCTTTATGATGCAAGTGCAAATGAACTTGTAATCCCAATAGGATTGACACCACCGATTTTTGATGAATTACTCACTTTACAAGAAAAAGACGAATATATTGAGCAAAATGGTCAATATGATATTGTTCCTGACTCTTCTTTTAACGGCTTGTCTGTAGTTCATCTAGAGGTCGATGTTCCTACTGTTGTGTACAATCAAGATGCTTCATTAGATATAACAGAGAACGGACAATATTCACTAACATACGATTCTTCTCACTCTGGTTTAGGACAAGTTACTGTTGATGTCAATGTTCCTGTTACTACAGTTGAGGTGCAAGATGAAATTTCTGTTGAAATCAATGAAAATGGAACACATACAATATTTCCAGACTTAGGATATGATGCGTTAGGCCGTGCTTATGTTGATGTTTCAGTCAATCTTGCTACTCAATCAATCACTGTAGACCCTTTAGACCACACAGAAACATATACTCCTGACCCAGGTTATGTCGCTTTTGATAGTGTCACAGTTAATGCTGTTGATCTTGAGCGTAAAATAGTTGATTGCTCAACACACCAACAAATTGTAGAACCTGACTCAGGTGTTGGACTTGATTATGTCATAATTAATCCTTATGTGCTTGATAATAAGACCGTTGATGCAAGTATTAATCCTGTAATGGTCAAATCAGATGCAGATGGCTTAAAATCAGTCACTGTAAATGCTGTAAGAGCAAATATTGACCCTAACATAATACCTGAAAACATCAAAATTGGTGTTGAAATCTTAGGTGTTGAAGGAACAATGACTGGTGGTGACCTTCAGGATAAAACTGTTGATTCTTCTACAGCAGAACAAATAATCACTAATGATAGTTCTTATTATGGCTTGTCTTCAGTAACAATCAATCCTTATATCCTTGATACTTCAACATTAAATGTACAAGAAAATGGCAATTATACTGTTACAAGTGCTGCTGACGGTCTCAGTAGAGTAGATGTATCTGTAAATATTGATACAAGCTCTTATTATGATGCTGGATATGAAGATGGAAGTGTAGATGGTTACAATCGTGGTTATGAAGAAGGAGAAATTGAAGGATACGGAAACGGATATTCTCTTGGTCGTGTAGATGGTATTGCAGAACAAAAAGGAAAATTGACTTCTGTTACTTTCACCCAAAATGGAACATATACTCGTGAAAATGGTTGGAATCATGTAGATGTATCTGTAAACAATGTCAACAATCAAGCAAAAACCGTCGATTCTTCTACAGTAGAACAAATAGTTACTCCTGATGCAAGTCATACAGGTTTAAGCCAAGTAACAGTTAATCCTTATACATTAGAAACTCAATCAGTTGTATATGATGGCAATGGTTCGTATACAATAGAGAGTACAACTGCTGATGGATTGTCAAGAGTTGATGTGTCTGTTAACCTTGATTTGAATAGTGTATATGAGAGAGGTTATAGAAATGCTCTTATAGATTCACCTGATATACTTTTAAGTTATCTTGAGAATGATGGAAGTATCTATTTTGATACAGGAATACCTGGTGCTTCTGATACTACAATAGAGATAAGATTCCACAACACTTATATCAATTCTGCTAATTATTTCTTAGCTCAAGCAGACCAATATGGTGATAAAGGTTATCCTATAATTGGAAATGCTAGAGGTGATGGTTATTATGGTGGTGGAATAGCAATATCATCTCCATGTGTTTATGGAAATACTTGTTATCAGTTGCTTTATGCTAATAGTTATACACCAGACAATGGTGTAGATGTGTTCTCAGGTTATGATACAAATATTGGTAGAGATCATGTTGTGGTTGCCGGCCTTGATGCTAGCACAATTAGTTGGAAATCACAATTCATAGTAGATGGCTCTGTTTACAGTAAGCCTTGGCAATCTACAGGACAGAGATTCACTGACAACTTATACATATTTGCGAACAATGATGGTGCTAACAATAAAATAACATATTGTTTACCAAACACTCGTATTGATTATGTAAAAATCTGGAACACAGGAAATCTTGTCCGCTTCTTCGTTCCTGTTCTCCACAATGTAAATAATACCTACCATGCTTGTTTCTATGATAAAGTAACAAATACATATATCTATAAACAAGGTTCTGGTTCTGTCAAATATGATGTTGACTTCATGCAGAATCATGTTTATATGCTTGATTATATATATGACAATCAAGAAAACAATGTCAATGATATAGCATACGATACTGGAATCCGTATTCAAAATGGATTGTCAATAGATGCTAAGTTCAATGCAGGAAATAGCATAGCTAATGGTGTAATCAATGACCAAGTTATTGTTGGATATCGCTATAGCGGTTCATACAAAACAGGAATTATTTGTCCTGACAAAGGATATGAAGACCCTACATCCATTTTCCATGTAGGCTACCGTGTTCCACAGACTACAGGTTCACCATTAATCTCTGATAGTGCAGATGCAAGCTTTGGTATCAATTACCGTGTATCTGCTAATTTAAATCAATACTCAGGAGCTAGACAGCTTTGGGTCAATGATACCAGCACTCAAACTGAATATGTTGATGAAGCAAATATTCTTTACAGCTACAACATGTATCTGTTTGGAAATCCTGATTTAACATGGGGACCTTATAAGAACACTCGCTTGTATTATGCTTGTATTGCTAATCCTGATAGGACTGCTAACACCAGTTTCATACCTGTTCTTGTATCTGGTCAGCCTTACTTCTATGATTTGAACAGCAAGAGATATATCCGTCAACCTGCCAATGTTGAATGGCCAGGCTACAAAGTCTTAAGCATGGAATAAATCTATTAAAAATAAAGAAATCAAAGAATTATGATAAATCTTCCAATATATGAACTCAAACTTGACAAAGATACTGATGGTGTATTCTGTATTAGCCTTGTGAATATGCCAGCAATTGAGGAAGACTTCCTTGTATTTGATGAGCAGCACGAACTCAAATTCACAAAAGTTGATGAAGACAAACATGTACTCTATGGACCTGCAATGATAGCAGATCTTGCTATTTACCGCCGTGATGAGAACGGAAGAGAGTACTATGTAAAGTTCTCAAAGGAAACAATTGCACAAATAGCAGAAAAGTTTCATCAAGATGGTTGTATCTACAATATTTCTGTAGACCACTCAATTGGTGTCAATGACTGCTTTGTATTTACAAGTTATCTGATTGACCGTGAGAACGGCATTGACCCAATCCAATTCAAGCATATCGCCGACGGAAGCTGGATAATTGGTGTAAAAGTAGAAAATGAGGCTGTTTGGGATACAATCAAAAATACAGATCTTCTTCATGGATTTTCAGTAGAAGTTATTGCAACACCCCACAAAATAGAAAAAACAGAGCAGGATATAGTAGAAAGTCCTCAGGAGATGAAGAAAACCTCTTGGTTAGAAGATATATTAAGTGGTAAATTAAACAATAAGGAGGATTAATTTCCTCCTTTTTTGTTTTGCAAATATTCTTTAAGGGTAGTACTTATTTTTTGTTTGGTTTCTTCTTTATGATGTTTTCCTTTAATCCATGCAGACCTGCCTTTACAAGCACTACTTATATGTTCTTTTGTTAAAGGATTATTATTATTCTCTTTAGTAGTAACCCATCTTAAGTTCTCTGCACGATTATCCGTTTTGATTGTGTTAATATGATCTATAAACGGCTTGTTCTCTGGATTTGGTATAAAGAGTTCTGCAACAGCTCTATGTACATAAAACCCTGTTATGCGAGGATAACCATCACTTAATTTAGGTTCAACAATTTTGCCGTTAATCCTTACACGGCCATAATTAGATACTTCATATACCTTGTCATAAGGATATTTAAATGAATGACAATGGCTGACTTTATAAATCTTAAAAATTTCATCTTCCATATAGTATTTATATGAATAAAAATTCAAATCCTAAAATTTTCTATTAAAAAATAAACCTTTCATATATATGAATTTGAAGAACAAAATGAAACTCTTTTTTAAGAGTCTTTTTACTCAGTTCGGCAGCATTATATCTGATGAAGGTCAGCAGTTAATCTGGAATACAGATGGTGAACTTGCAGAAGGTGCTGAGGTTTATTATGAGATTGAAACTGAGGAAGGTGAACTTGATTATCAACCTGTTCCTGATGGTACATATACCGTTGATGGTAAATTAGTTACTGTTGCTGAAGGTATTGTAACTGAAATTAAAGAAAAAGAGCAACCTGCAGCTGAAGAACCAGCACAAGAGGAAATGGCTGAACCAGAAGAGCCAGCTGCTGAGCAACCTGCTGAAGAACCAGCACAAGAGGAACCAGCTGAACCTGAATTTGATGCTGAAGAAGCAATCAATGAAGTTAACAACCGTATTGATGAACTCTTTGGTGAAATCCAAGACCTTAAGAATCAATTAGCACAAATCCTTGAGCAACCTGCTGAAGAGGATGCATTCGCTGCTGCTAAACAAGCTGAGACAAAAGAAGAGAAGAAATTCATTTGTCACGCAGCTCATAAATAAGAATTTTTATAAAAACCTATAAACCAATATTAAAGAAAAACAAAAATAAAATTAAGATTAATATGGCATACAATGTTTCTGCTCTTCCTGAGTATGTTAATCAACATGCTGATGAGCTTTTAACCAAATCAATGCTTGAAGGTACTACTCTTGATCACATTTCAATCATGCCTAACGTTAAGTACAAAGATTCTTTGACTTATCTTGAGACTACTGTTGCTTTCCAAGATGCTTCAGTCTGCGGTTTCAATCCTAATGGCACTGATACACTTTCACAAAGAACTATTGAGGTAGCTCCTATCAAAGTTAACAAAGAATATTGTCCTAAAGACCTTCGTAAAACTGCTCTCAATCACGAACTTCTTTTTGAAGCTGGCCGTGAAAGAATGCCTTTTGAAGAGAAATTCATGGACGGTAACATCAAAGCTATCAACGCTGAACTCGAAAAAGAAATCTGGCAAAATGGTGCTTCTGCTCTCTTCCCAGGATTCCTTTATCAAGTAACTGCTGGTGATGCTTCTGTTGGTGTTGTTGACGCTTCTCTTGATAGCTCAGGAAATGGCTACACTGCAATTGATGTTATTGATGCAGCTTATAGCAACATTCCTAACAAAGTTTTCTCACGTGGTGAAGTAGCAATCTTCGTTTCAATGACCACTTTCCGTAATTATGTAAAAGAAATGAATGCAACTTGTTGCGCTAACCGTCAAATCATTGATGCTGGTTCAGATTCAATTCTTTATCTTGGTGATTCAAGAGTAAGAATTATCCCTGTAGCTGGTCTTGAGAATGCAACTGACGCTAATTCTAAGGCTGCTCTTGCTATGGCAACTTGGGCTAAGAACCTTGTTTACGGAACTGATGTTAAGGGTTCAGAGAACACCTTCAGACTTTGGTTCTCAGATGATGACGATGTATTTAAATTCAAAGTATTATTTAACGCTGGTACTGCAGTTGCTTTCCCTGACGAAGTTGTTTACGTACACGAGAAATAATTAACCTTTAACCACTTAACTTAAAATTAATTATTTTGAAATAATATGGCATGTAATGTAACTTTAACAGGTATTGGTTTTGATTGTTCAACCAACCTTTCAGGTGTAAAGACTATCTATATAGCAGATTATGACGCTGTAACTTCAATTACTGCATCTAATGGTAAAATTACAGCAATTAATGCTTCAACTGGAACTTTCAAGAAATATATTCCTGCTAAATATACCGGTAGCTTAACTAAAACTTTGACAAAGAATGAATCAACTGGTGTTAAATACTACACTAATGAGGTAACAGCTAATTTTAACCACATGGATATTTCTAAGAGAAATGAAATGACTCAACTTGATGGTGGTCAATTAGCAGCAATGGTTGAAGACTATAATGGTGTAATTTGGTATCTTGGTAAAGATTATGCAGTATCTGCTTCTGCAGTTGTAGGTCAAACAGGTGCTGGTGTTGATGATGGTAACTTCTATACCTTGACTCTTACTGATACTTCAGCTGAACTTCCTTATGTTGTAGATGCATCAATAGATTCTCTTATTGCATAATAAGATATTGTCTAACAACTAATTAAAGAATTAAGGAACTCATATTAGAGTTCCTTTTTCTTTTTAAAAATTTCCCTCTGTTTAAAAATTGCTATTAAAATAAAATTAAGTAGTATACTATGAATATTGAGACTAAGAGATACATGTACAAAATTGTTACTCCATCAATTAAGAACCGTCTTTTGACTACATGGAAAGATGGAGATCCTGTAGAACAATTTGAAGCTGTTGAAATGATGCGATTCCCTCTCTCAACAAGAGATGTTGATATTGATAATAGTGTGCGTGAAATAACAAAACAGCGTGTTGAAAAGCTTTTAAAGGAAAAAGAAGCAAAACTTCATCCTGAACAAGTTGAAGAGCAACCTGAAGAAAAACAAAATCCTGAAGAGTAATGTACTATCCAAAGAATCACTATATACTCATTTTAAAGAATTCATATACCAAAAAGGTGAAGTCTTATGATGTAACCAACATATCTACAGACAAGCTTTTTTACAAGTTCAATTTTGAGTTCTCTGAGGATGACCCAACTGGAGAATATGAATTTGTATTGCTTTGGTGTGCTTTAGAATACTCTATAAAGTTCTCTAGCAATCTATTAGATAGTGTAATTACAGTGATCACACACGATACTCTTGAGGAAAAATCATTTAAACTCAAAGATTTAAAGATAGAAACAGGAATCATCAAATATGGTGAAGATGATGAAGAGACCGAACTCTCAATAGACCAAAAACAAAATTATTACAGTTTAGATGAATAAGGTATGTGTTATTTTGGATCCTGGCCACGGCGCAAGCACACCCGGAAAATGTAGTCCTGCAGCACTTCAAGGTGACCTTTGTTCTCCTTATTATTTCAAAGAGTATCAATGGGTTAGAGAATTTGGGGCAATTCTTCGTGATAAACTTTTAGAAAAAGATATCCGTGTCGAGTTTACAGTTCTTCCTAATAATGATGCTGATATCTCATTAGCGGACCGTGTTTTCAGAACAAATCAAGCAATTTACAAGAATAATGACTGCCATTGTATATTCATTAGCTTACATGTAAATGCTGCTGGTGATGGAACTGAATATAAAACCGCAAGGGGATATTCTATTTACAGCACCAAAGGAGAAAACAATTCAGACATATTAGCTGCTTGCTTACTTGAACACGCTAAAGAAGAGCTTCCTAAGTATGGCCAAAAGGTCCGTATTTATATGAGCAAATATATGGAAGAAGACTTTGAATCTAATTTCTATGTAATCAAAGGAGCCAATTGCCCTGCTATACTGATTGAGCATATGTTCCAAGACAACAAGCAGGATATAAAGTTCCTCAAATCAGATGAAGGCAAACAGATTCTTGCCGATATTGCTGTAGAGGGCATAATAGATTTCGCTAAACAAAAGAACTGGTTGTAGTATATAATATTTGAACACTGAAATATCATTGTTTGATTTTTGGTGTGTGGGTTAATTAATATACTTTTTCAAACATTATTACACGTATTTTTTCTTGTTGTTTGTGGGGGATTCACAATTCGGTGGGTCCCCTTGTTGTTTATATTAAATAAAAAGAAAACTCCTGTAAAACATATGCAAAAGGATGAAAAACACTCAAAATTCTTTGCTTTTTCTCTTGTGGATCCTGCTGAAGAAATAGAAATTCCTGCTTATAAGGAAGGAACTTCTCGTGGAAAGAATTATGTAACCTGGGGAGTTGACAATCTATTTCCACAAGCACTGTTTGAATTGGCAAACAATTCTCCAACTCTTTCATCAATTATAAATGGTACTGTAGAACTTATCAAAGGACAAGAAATTGTAGTCAATGATAAAATACACACATTCAATGGTGATTTATTCTATTGGCCTTATATAAACAAATATCAAGATACATTCTATGATTTAGCTGAAAATTTGGCCAGAGATTATATGACTCAAGGCATGTTCGCAATTCAAGTTGTTTACAACAAATTAGGCAAGATTGCTGAATTATATCATCTTCCAGTAGAGTTTATAAGAATGAATGAGGACAAAGACACAATCTGGTTCAATAAGAAATGGGGTCGCTATAGCACCAATGCAATTGAATATGCTGCTTTTGATAATAATAAAGACAATTCTAACAAAGCACAAGTATTTGTATACACTAATGCTGGCCGCAGACAAGTATACGGAATAAGTCCTCAAATTGGTTGTTTGGAAGATTTAGTATCTGAGAATTATGCTGCAAAATATATCCGTAAATCACTGCAGAATGGCTTGTCTGCTCGTTTCATTGTTGACTTACCAAATACAGCAAATCTCACTGATGACCAGAAGGCTGACCTTGAAGAAGGAATCATTGACAAATTCACTGGATGGGAACATAGTGGTGAATTCTGTTTGTATTTCAATAACGGAGACAAGGAAATGAAAATCACTAAAGTCGACCTTGATAACTCTAGTGAAATATTCAATTCAATAAGAACTGCTGCTCGTAACAACATCTTTGTAGTCAATCATGCAACACCGCAATTATTCGGTGACCCAAGTGCAGCTACTGGTTTTTCAGAGCAAGAATATGATGAAGCATACAAGCTTTATGATAAGATGACATTAACTCCTATAAAATCATCTATTTCAAGATCTTTAAACAAGATTTTTAGAATGGAAGATTCAATCAAATTTGAAAATAAACCTGTACAGAACAATGCTTAATGAATATCGTAACACATTATTAATCAATGTTAAAGAATTGAAGAATACATCATTGTTCTCAAACAATATTGATGATAATATCCTTAATTCTGTTGTCAACACTGTACAAGAAGTATATCTAGAAGGTATTACTGGTACTGCTTTGTTTCATCGTTTACAGCAGCTTGTGTACAATGAGATCAAAGGAGAACCTGATGCAATCAATGACAATGAAAATCTTAATTACAGAGAACTTCTTGAAGAATTTGTAAAACCTTATCTCAAATCAAGAGCAATTGTAGATATTCTGTATCCACTTGCATATAAAGTAAGAAATGCTGGTATAGTTAAAACAAATGACACCAATATTGTCAATGCTGATTTAAATGACATCAAATATCTTGAGAAACAATACGGTGTTTATGTTGCTGAATATGAAGAGAGATTAAGCAAATACCTCTGTGAGAACAAAGAAAATTTTCCTGAATTAGAAGCAACTACTCCAAGTTTCTTTGATGAACCAAGTTTAGGTAAAGATTACGCTTCTGAGAGTGGACTTTGGTTAGGAAGAAAAAACAAAAATAAATGTGGAACTTGTAGATAATATGAATTACAGCAAATTGATAGATAACATACTTGAGATAGCAATTCATCAAAAAGGTATAAGTACTGCTTTTGAACAGGATATTTACCAATTGAACAATATGACTAATGTTCAATATCCTTGCTTTAATGTATCACCTACAGAGCCACAACAAGAGCATCAGAATTACTTTGAATATGTTCTGACACTCTACTACATTGATAGAGAACAATATGGCAATAATGAATACCACAATCCAAATACAACATTAATTCACTCTAACGGTATTTCAATCTTAAGCAATATCATAAAGAAGATTAGAGAAATTGATGGAGTTATTGATGTTGATGAAAATATCCAATATATATGCTGGAGTGATACTCAGGTATTTGCTGACAAATGTAATGGTGTATATGCAACTATTCACATAAAGACTGTCAAGGAATCGTTGTGTTTCACAGACTAGAATCTTAGATACTGATATTAAAAATTGAAAAGAAAATTTAGTTCTGATGAAAACTTTTTGGGATGATTATCTAAAACACAATATTCCGTTCTTCATATTTAGCGGTATTGCTATAATGTTACTTATCGTAGCTTTCATTTTGCCACCTACAGCAATCATAGATAGATCAATATTAGCAGCCGTTGGAGAAATTATGGGATTTGCAGCTCTTTGGACAGTAATCATCGCAATTGAAAAAGGAACATCAGCATCTTTACGAAAAGGTGACTTAGAACTAGAAATTAAGGAGTCCAAAAACAAAAAAGAGGAGATTGAATAAATCTCCTTTTTTTATTATTCTTTTTCCTTTAGAGATGATTTGTCCTCTGGCTAATAGTTTATATTAGAGAGAAGAGAAACTGTCTCTAAATGAGGATTTTCATTAGATTTCTCTATTAGTGCCCATTTCTATTACTATGAACTCCTTTGTACGAGGAATTCTGTAAAAATATTTCCTCAAATACGGAAAATTTGGGTCATCGGTTTTGACTTGTTCGAAGTGGTCATAGATACAACGGACCTTCTTGCCGTCAATATCAAAAGTCATTCGTTTAAACGGAAATCCCATAGTGTGTAAATTTTTGACAAAGATAAAAAAGACCTGGAATTTCCAAGTTTCCAGGTCCCAAAACAAAATACTTTTATGAAGAATGTGAGCATTATGCTCTTTTATTTTCCCAATATGCTTTATTAGCTGCACTCATTTTTTGTCTAGTCTCTTCTGAATGATGTTTTCCTAAAAAAGATTTACGACCTTTTGATGCAATTCCTATCTTTTTCTTTGTCTCTTCAGAATGTGGTTTACGTTTTTTGCCTTTACGAGCAATACTCATTTTTTGTTTGGTTTCTTCAGAGAGTTTTTTGCCTTTTCTAGCAGCACTAGTATGTTCTTTTGTTAAAGGATTGTTACAGTTCTCTTTAGTAGTAACCCATCTTAGATTCTCAACACGATTATCAGTCCTGATTGTGTTTATGTGGTCTATATATGGTTTATTTTCTGGATTAGGAATAAACAATTCGGCTACTGCTCTGTGTAGTCCAAAACCTCCTATAGATAAATACCCATGATGTAAATGAGGTTCTACAATTTCACCGTTAATTTTTACACGACCCAAATTTGACACTTCATAAACTCTATGACAATAATTGATAATCTTATAAACTTTCCATTCTTCCATATTATCGCCTGTCTATAAAGTTATATGCTTCACCAACGTACTGTTTGTAATGTTCCTCAATAGAATTCCAAACCGCCTCTTTAATTTCATCTGATGCAGTTCTAGTGCCCTGGTCTGATGTTGACCATTTACCTGAAGACTCGTAACGGTTGTTCACTTGTTCTTTTTCTTTGTTAGAGAGCTTATCATATTTGTCCATAGAGTACTCATTAAGGGTCAGCATTGACTCAAGACAATTACTGATTAAGTGTTTAATCTCTTTTGGATGTAGAATATAATCTCCATTCAAATGCTCTTGAAGTATAGTAAGTGTTTGTTTTATGTAAGTCATCTTGTTGTGAGTAATTCGTTTCCTTTGTTCAATAAAAAAATTATCTGTTAGTGTATTATAATCCATTAAAAGAGTGGTATATTTTTGGAATCAATCTTTGGTTCTGGTTTAGGCTTTTGGATAGGAATCTCCTGAAAAATAAAGTTGATACTGGCATCTAAATCAAAATCAAAGATACTCGAATCAAATAATTTTACTTGAGGTTCCAATAAGTGTTTTCCATTCTCCATACATAGTATTTATCTCATTTAAAGCATACCCGAAATGTTCTTCAAGAATATCTGCAGGGAAATGTAAATATTTGTTCATATAAGTTTTGAAATATGCTTTGTATTTTTGGTGTCTAGTGACCAAATTGTACTCCCAAGTATTTACAAGACAAGCAGTCATTAATTGTCTGCTGATTTCTTTACTAAAGAAATTACTGTTCAAATAGCCCATACCCTGGTACTGTTTCTAAATATGTTGTATTTAACTTCTGTTCCTCTAGTCTTCTTGTATTCTCTTCTACAGGGTGTTCAATAAACTCTATAAGGTCTTCATCAATATTCTTGAGTTCGAAATCTATCCAATCTGGGTATTGTTCTTTGTTTTCTATATTAGTTTCAAGTAAAGCTATTATATATGAAGTAGGACTTATAGCATAGTTTATATTGGTTTTGAACTTTGGTTCTTTAGAGTTGAATACCAATTTGTCTGTAAAAGTTATACTGTTGGATGTAATGAAATTCATTTTCTGTAAGATTTCTCTATACTCTTTTAAACAAGTAGGATTTTTAGATATGCTTTGGAAAAAAGAGTTCCTTAGAATACACATTTGATTTCTACAGAGAACATATATGATAGAGAGCATACCAATTATGTTGTCAACTTTTGATTGTTGACTTGGAGAGAAGATTTGTACTCCTTTGTTTAAATAGAGTTCTTGACGAATACATTTTCTGATGTAGAAATATGCATACTTGTTTATAGACAATACAAGTTCTTTAGTCTCTTTGTCGACTGATTTAATGTTTACAAGTTTCATGATATACTAAGTTTGATTTAAATAGTTTAATATTTTATCTCTATTGATCTCTTTTGGACCAGTTTTTTTTAAAGAATACGAGAACATTTTAATCAAATGAGTGCGCTTGTCTTAGGAACGGGAGAATGACTTTGAAGAAGGACTTAAGTCCTTCGAAAAAGGCTTCTCCTTTCTTCTTCTTAGAAGAAGAAATAGACAATAATGAACAGTACGCCTTTTTGTTGATAATCAAACACTTGAACTGTTCATTATTGTAGTCACAATCTCAAAATGTCAGCCACAATAATGAACAGTAACAATAAATTGAAAATCAATGTATTATGAAAAAAACTGTAAAGAGGACAATTTACCTAAAGAAATCTTTTTGTTGTATTTCAGTTCAAATGATTTTTGTATTGCTCGTAAAGAACACCCTTGTTCTCTTAAAGATTTGACATAATCAAGTTCTTCAGAAGAGAATTTCATATTAGATAAAGAATGACGTACGTTTGACGGAGCAGAACCTAATGTGACCTTGTTTTTCGTGTTGTAAACACTTTCTGTATTCTTGATAGAGGTCTTAATTACATCTGATTTGAATTTCTCAATATCTGCATTCATACGTGCTATTAGATTTCCCATGCAATTCATTAGAAAATCGTTTATAGTGATATTTGTCTTGAATCCATTCTTATGACACACGTGGTGCTTATTTATGAACAGACAACACATTAACAAAAACAATTTGTAGAATTCTTCTTGTGTACCTGTCCTTATATTATTGATGTTTATTAGTATATATGCATTATTGACAATAGAGTTATATGTACTGCTTGAGTAAACAGTATTCTCATTCACAGACAATCTATATTTGATTGATGCACCAGTCCACAAAAATTTGTCGAATTCTTTATTGTAACATTTCTCAAAAGTAATCGTTTCATATTCAGAGAAATCTTGCTTGAATACAATCGCGTTTTTTGATAAACCTAAAGAGCTGCAGAATTTGCCAATATACCTTTTTAAATTTTCAGAATTAAGGTATCTCAACCCAATTTTTGTAGGAGCTAAATTGCTAGAATATTGAAGATAAATTTGCTGTATATAATTTCCGAACATGCATTAATAATCTTTATTTTTAGTGTATGGTTGATATCACAAGTTTGATTTACACAAGGGAACTAAACTGCTAATTTAGTTCCCTTATTTATTTAAAACAATTGAACACTTTCTCCAAATTCAACACCTTTCGTAAACTCTCCTGTCTTTGGATTATAACGCATCACTGTAGCTTCTACTTTATGCTTAACAACAAGTCTTGTACGAGCTTTACGCAATATCTTTTCCTCTTTTTCGTCCAGCCACTCTGGATGTTCATTAATGAATTTGACAAAAATCTCCATATCAATATATTTCCATTTCTTGCCACAAGCAGTCTTATGACCATTATCTCCACGACAAACTCTTGTAATCATCACAAAAGCTGAATTTGCATTATCTGGACTAATATATCTCGCTGCATGATGAACACTATAAAAAACTCGTTCTATATTACCATCATCATCTATTAATGCTACTTGTTTTGTCTTGCCTGAACCTACTTTTTTCTTTTTTCCTCTATTTATACCAAAAGAATTTTCTGCTGCTGTAACCCAACGCAAATTTTCAACTCTATTGTCTGTCTTTATATGATTGATATGATCTATTATTGGTAAATTGTTAGGATTAGGAATAAAAGCTTCTGCTACTAAACGGTGAACATAACAACACTTTAATGAACCATCTTCCATTGTCAATATAACTGACCTGTATCCATCACCTGCTATACCACCTCTTAATTCTTTTCCTTCAGGATAAATTTTATAAGAAATTACACGTCCGTCTGCAGTCACCTCATAAGAATCATTTGTATTCTTCACATATTTTTTCATGCTGTTTAAAAGTTATTTTTAAATTGTATCCCATTTTTCTCGTTTTGGTTATCAATCCGAATAATAAAAAGACAACAATGCCTAGAGGTATCCCAAGGCTATGGTTATCAGATATTTAATTGGGATTACAAAGTATTTATTCACGCTCTTAGAGAGAGTTTGAGCGTTTTCGTGAAGGACTAGGAAAGAGTAATATTGAAACTCTTTGTGATAATCTTATTGGTGGTCGTGAAGGGCTAAGATTGAGTCTTCGTATGGGTCTTCGTGTGGGTCTTCGTGGCGGGCATTTTAGTGAAATTTACCCAACGAGTTTCCCACTTTTTTCTGGTGGGGATTCTCACGATCTCTAATGCAATTTACAACAATATCATATTTTAGAATAATTAGTAATTGTGCTCTTTACAGTCCAAACTTTTTGATAATAAATAAGTTAACTGTTTTATTTCTCGATATTTTTGGTTATATTTACATATGAAACTAATAGATTTCATATCCAGATTTCCAGATGAAAATTCGTGTCGCGCGAAGTTCAAAGAGTACCGAGATTTAGTAGGGGTCACGTGCCCGAAATGTGGCTGTAAAGTACACTATTGGGTGGGTGGGAAATCTCAGAGATATGAATGCAAGCACTGTGGATATAGACAGTCACTCAGAGCGAACACAGTACTTCACCATAGCCATGCTACATATAGGGAATGGTTTCTCACGATGCACTTGCTAACGAGCACTAAGAACAATCTCTCAGTAGCTGAAATACAAAGACAACTCGGCCGTAAATATTGGCATGCAGTCTGGGTAATGGTCTCAAAGATTAGAGATGCTATGGGTCGAGATGATGATCAACACAAGCTCTCTGGAGAAATTGAGATTGATGAAGCATTCTTCCGTTTGGAACCTGTCAAAGACAACTCAACAAGAGAGCATCTTACTCCTGTATTGGTAATGGCAGAGTCTGAACAGCAAACAGACAGTAAGCTTAAAATACATAGGAAATTTGCTCACATTAAAATGAAGGTAGTACAGAATATTACTGCTGGTGAGCTAAAGATGTGGGCTGAAAGATGCATCAGTAAAGATGCTGTATTAAGAGGTGATGGCACAAAGAATCATAACTATATGAAATCCTCATTTAGAGAGGTTTCTAGTGAGATATTGAAGAACCATTCAGATATACTGAGAAGCTTGCCCTGGGTGCACATATGTATTGGAGATAGCAAAAATAGAATACGAAATGTATATCATGATGTGACTCGTGAATATTTACAGCTATATTTGAACGAATTTTGTTGGAAAAAGAATCATAGGTATGACAACCTATTTTATGAATTGATAAGAGTGAGTGTAAGTATGAAGAATAAATGGATGCCCGTAGAGGACTTTGATATGATAAGCTATCTCGAAAAGCGCTCAGATATCTTTAGCAGACTTTAAGCACAATTATCGTAATACACTCTTTTGCCATTAACATTTTTCCAGTGACGGCCTGTCATTCGGCCTTTGCTGCTTTCACCTATGTGTTTCTTAGTCAACGTATTATTACAATTTTCTTTTTGTGTAACCCATTGTAGATTGCATGCTCTATTATCGTAACGGTCTGTATTGATGTGATCAACAAATGGCTTATTATCAGGATTGGGTATGAATAATTCTGCTACGGCTCTATGTACAAAGAAATCACATATTTGTAGATATCTATAATGAGGTTTAGGTTCTTTGATTTCACCATTAACACGGACTCTGCCTAAATCAGAAATTTCATATACACGTTTTTTGCTGTATCCGTTACCTCCAGTTGTTTTGTAATATTTCCAGGTTTCCATATAAATTATATATGGATGTTGCTCAGAAGTATCTGAATTATAGAAAAATATAGCTTTGGCTACGGAAAAGAATGACTTTTTCATTTGACAGTGCCCTGGTGCTCTCTATGACAGGGTGACTAGTGAACTATATGAAAACAGTGACTTGGGCCGAGGTTTTTTCACTTTTTCACAAAAATAAATGCACCGTATCTCACGACAGAGTGCATTCAAAAATATTAAATCAATTTAAAAAGAACTACATTACATATATAGAAATTATTTGGATTTAAAAAATAAAGGTGTTCGAAATTGTATTGAACACCTTTTGTTGTAATTTGTAAGTTGATTATCAAACAGCCTGGCTGTTTCTACAAAGATATAGATATTATTCCATTTCTTAAAATTAATCTGTAGTCCTATAGTAATACTCTAATTCAGGACCACAAAGATTGTTACAAGCATAATCATCTGCTTTGTAATAAAGACTTCTATATAACTCTGTGTACTCTGAGTTCTTTTCTTCAAAGTGCTGCCAACATTTCCAGTTCAATGCCATCACAAATTCAGTAAGCATCTTATAGTTTGATTTCCAACTATCAAATGCTCTTTCATAGGTGTCTTTAATCGCATCAGTTCCGTATTGGTCTGCAATGCTAAAGTCTTCAAAGAATGTGCTAATAGGTTTATAACCTGTAATAGCTTCAATGTTCCAAGTTTTGATTGTCATAATTCTAGTAATATAAAAGTTCTTCAATATCAATTTCTGAAGGGTCATACGAAGACTCTTCACAATAATCAGAGATTGCATTTGCCATATCATTGTACAGTTCGTAATCAGCATACTGAAGAGAACAATGGCAATGGTCAAGCATCATAAGTACATGCTGTACTCTATCTTGATAGTCATCAATCACTTGTGTACAATAATCAGCTAAGTTTCTGTAAATCAGTTCCATAACAGTATATTTTATCTACAGCTAATATAACCAATCTGGTCTTAGCCACAAAATATATCTCACTGATTTATAGAGTTTTACGTGCACTCTTTACACAGATAAATACCAAAACAATTAAGAATAAATATGCTTGATAGAATTTTTGAATTTGTTGAAGAGCACCCAGTAGCTACTGACATTATTGTAGCCCTTTTGCTAAACATATTGCTATTAAAATTGATATGACCAATGCGGAATTTCTAGAAACTAATTATGACCTTTTGAAGACCTGTTGCAAGTACCAGATGACAAAGTATGGCTGTCCTGCGTGTCTGTTTGATGATCTGGTACAAGAGATTTCAGAGATAATACTCAAATACCCCAATGAGAAATTATTAGATGTAGTCAACAAGCACCACGAGAATGCTTTTATAACTGGAGTATTGTTAAGGACTTTGTACAGCAAGAACAGTGGGTTCTATCGCCAATTCAGAAAATTTAGCTCATTATGCAATGATATCACAGGACTCGACTACAAATACTAATTCTGTACAGCCACTTGAAGAGCATATTCCATATATAGAGGATTGGGACTTCAATAACACTATATGGGATGAAGATGATGAACGGATAAGGAAGATTAAGTGGATAATAAAGTACAAGTTGAGTCCGGGTGAACGAGATTTAATAATACTGTATACACACAACAACAGTAACTATCATACAATGGCTCGTTTGTTAGGATGTTCTGTAACCACATGCCGTAACAAGATATGCCAGATAAGAAATAAAATAATTGACAATTTATGATTTTGAAACTTTTGTATTTAGCGATAATTCTAGTATTCATAATTGATTATTCAGGAGTCATTGGATCTATAGAAGATTTTGTTTCTAGAGGACTCTTCCATAGCAAGACAAGGTTCCATATTCCTAAGCCATTCTCTTGCTCTATGTGCATGGAATGGTGGTCAGGATTAATCTATCTTTTAGTGATTCACGAGTTCACTTTATTCAATGTGATGTTAGTGGCACTGATGGCAGCAAGTACTATAGTGATAGGAGAAATAATGGCATTTGGGCGTGATTTGCTGCTTATGATTATTTCAAAATTAAGAGAGTTTTTAAGAGTATGACAAAGGAAGTTTACGAGAAATTAGTTGAGTTTGATAGACCGTTACAATGTGCTTACAGAGCACATTATGCCAGTATATCAACTTATGATTTTAAGAGAATGTTGGAGATTTATTATGGCCCTGATTGGCAGCATAAAACATCAAGGTCAGTATTAACGTGCGGACACTGTAAATTACAAGAACTCCAAAAGATAGGTAAAGAATATTTTGATTTTGAACAAAAAGAGAATGAACGAAATGGACAAGCAAGTTAAACCTGTCAAATACAATACACAAGAAGAGATTGAGACCCTCAGAGCACTTCTTAACAGAGCAGAGCAAGGAGAGTCTGTAATCCGTATTGATGACACAGACAATGATTTATATCAGAACAAGATGGATCCAAGGAAGTATGTTCTGAGAAGATTGAAGCTTAATCATTCTAAAAAAGATATTATTGACGGCCTTAAGGCAAATTATGAAATTGAGTATAATGCTGCAGACAATCTTATAGGTAAATGCAGAGCAGAACTCAACAAGCAATACAAAGAGTATGCTGCTAATGTGTGTCAAAAGAATATTGAAATGCTGCAGCAACTTGCTGATGAATGCATTGAATTAGGCCAAAGAAAAACAGCGATTGAAGCAATTAAAGAACTTAATAAGATTTGTCACTTATATGATGAGAATAATGTGACCATTAACAATACAACAATACAAGCAGATACAGTTGAAATTTCATTTAAGTAAGATCATGAATTATATATGTTATCATGAGAAACCAAAGTACAGGTTAAATTATCCATGCATCCTCGTAGACAATAATGATACTTCATTTCAAGATAATATAGCAAGTTACGGAAATCGATATCGTCATTTAAGGGGCATCTATAATATTTGGAAGAATTTTGATCTTCCTGACACTATAGGAGTATTTCAGCAAAAAAGATATATGGGGTTAAATGTAATTCCTTTTGGGTTCAGATGTGTAGTAGCAGATTGGGGTCTTGGCAGAACAAATATAAGGCATCAATATAGGATTTGTCACTTTATTGAAGATTTAGAGTTGGTTGAGAAGATAATAGGACCTGAATTTACAGAATATATAGACTTGCAAGTAATGCCGTATTTTCATAATATGTTTATATTCAACAAATTAGATTTCTGCAATTATTGCGAGTTTCTTTTTAATGTATTAGAGAAATTTGAAGAATTAAGCAATCACATACAACGAGAAGGTTATCAAGAAGCAGTATGTGCTTTTTTAGCAGAAAGAATAGGCTCTTATTGGATCTCGAGGAATATTTCTGAAAATGAAATTTATTTAACAAAAACACTTGAGGTGTTTTAGAAGATGAGAAAAAATTCATATAAATACTATATGGAAGAATGGAAAATTTATAAAGAATGTTGGACTAATAACTTTAAAACCAAGAAAAGAATATATGAGGTATCTAATTTTGGTAGGGTAAAGGTAAACGGTGTAATTAAAGAGCCTCACGTAAGTTATTATGGATATTTATGTATAGCTGGTTTTGCTGTTCACAGAGCCGTCGCTGAATTGTTTATACCAAATCCAGAAAATAAACCGTGTATAGACCACATAAACACAATCAAAACAGATAATCGTGTTGAGAACTTAAGGTGGGTTACTTATAAAGAGAATAGCAATAATCTGTTGACCAAAATTCATATAGGCAATTGTAAAAATTTTTTAGGTCATCATCACTCTGATGAAGCAAAATCAAAAATGTCAGCTGCTGCAAAAAATAGATTAATAAATCCTATGTCTGGAAAACATCATAATGAAGATGCAAAAAATAAAATAAGACAAAAACTTACAGGTCAAAAACGTACTGATGCTTTTAAAGAAAAAGAAAGGAATATTTTTAAAGGAAAACATTGGAAAGTTATTGACGGAAAAAGAACATGGATAGACCTCGATGCCTAAAATTATTTTACCGCGGCTCGAAACGTGGCAAGATGATGTATATCAATCAGTTACAGGGCAACTAGGTTCTGGTAAGAGGTTCATAGTCAAATCTTCTCGACAAAAAGGAAAGACTTTTTTATTAAAGGTCCTTCTTTTAGATTATGTTTTCAAATACCCAAAATCAATAAATTGTGTAATAGAGCCAATCTCGTCACAATGCAGAAGAGTATTCAGTGAATTAGTAGAATCATTAGAGAATACAGGATTGCTAAAATCAAGCAACGCATCAGATCTTGTAATCAAATTCAAAAATGGCTCGGAAATCAACTTTAAATCTGGAGAATCTAAAAAAGGAGTACGTGGATTGACATGTACAGGGTTACTTGTATTAGATGAAGCTGCATATCTTGATGATGATATTATACAAATAATATTGCCATTAGTCAATGTACATAAAGCACCAATCTTAGTGACCTCAACTCCTTGCTTTGCCGAAGGATGGTTTTATAATCAATACATTAAAGAGTCATCTAATATTCTTCAATTTGATTGGTCAAGTGACAAATATGATTTCAGCAAATATATTTCTGAAGAAATGATTGAGGAATATCGCCAAGAGTATACTCCTCAAAAATTTAAAACAGAAATACTTGGAGAGTTTATATCAGATTCTGGTTTTGTATTTCAAAATTTCAAAGATTGTATAGTAGAACCAGCAGACAAAACACCTGTTTATGCTGGGATAGATTTCGGAACAGGCTCGTCAGGTGATAGCACATTTGTCATATTTATGAATCAATATCGCCAAATAATAGATATATGGTCTACTAATACATTGTCACCTACAGAGCAAATAAACATTATTGGCCAAATGATAAATGAACGGCCAACATTAAAGAAAGTTTTAGCAGAATCAAACTCTATAGGTAGTGTCTATTTTGATGCGATTAAAGCAATATTGAAGAACAAGCAAATCTTTGAGAAGTTCTATACAAGTAATGAGAGCAAAAAAGAGGTCGTAGAAGATTTGATAATAGCTTTTAATAAGCACGAGATTGGAATTTTGGATCACCCACAACTTATTAAGCAATTGTCATATTTTGACATTCAAAAAACAAAGACAGGATATACTTACAACAATAGCAACAATAGTATTCATGATGATGCTGTAATTGCTCTCTGTTTAGCATATCACTGTTTCAAGTTGGGTGTTGTCAATGTGGGGTTTGGGTTTAAATCAAAACATAAAACATACAGAGATAAAGACGATGTAATGCATCGTAAAAGAATTTAAATAAATATAACGAAAAATAACAAGTACATATATGAACATAACAATCCCAACATCATGGAAGGATATATCATTGGGTACATTTGATAAATTGATTGAGATATCAAACAATGCAGATTTAACTGATGTAGAGCGCGAAATAAGAATAACTGCAGCATTATTAAAAATTGATGTTGCAACTCTTATGGGTATAGAATCAGCTGATTATTTTACTATTACCAACAAGCTTACTTTTTTGAATGAAACACCAAAAAAGATAATGCCTGCAGATAAGATAACTCTAAATGGTAAACAATACAAAGTTGATATGTATCCCAATCATTGGGCAGCAGGTCAATTTCTTGATTATAAAGTAATTGCACAAAGAGATGATTTAGATAAGAAAACAGCAAGAATGATTGCATGTTTTGTATATCCTATTGATAGTCAATACAATGATGGAAGTTATGACCCTGATGAAATAGTAGATACAATTAATGATTATATGAGTGTAGAGGAGGCCACAGGGTTGATAAATTTTTTTATGCTTCAGTGGCAGGCATCTGCAACCGCTTTACTGGAATATTCGAAACGGAAGGTGAAGAGGTCACGAGTATTGACCAAGGATCAGAAGAAGGAGCTCTTGAAGAACTTAGCGCAAGGGCAAAATATAATCAAGTATTCTGGAGTGTTCGAATGATAGATATTGTCGCACAAACTTATAAGTGTGATTGGGAAAGAGCTTGCAAATTAAACGTAATGGAATTTTTAAATGTTTACTCTTATTTCACAGCTACTCAAAAACTTGAGAAACAAATTATGGAAAGTGAATACGCAAAAATTAGAGCCAAAGCAAAGCGATGATATTAAAAATAAAGAAAGTAAAGAATTTATGGCAGTAGCTAGCTGTGGTAGTTATTTCGTTAGTGTTCCTATTAGTGCAGGAACTGGCCAAGGTGGTTATAAA